CGCAAAGGGCAACCGGAAACTATTATTGGGGTTTCTTCAGTCACCCCAGAGATGCTGAAGGAAATCCAAATGCACATGCGGGGCGTTGACCGAGAGGAAAGCTCTCGTAGCCGGTACCTCCAAAGACACCTCCAGGCTCGGGAGAAGTCCCCGTCCCTTTCCGATTCGGTCCGCTCCGCTGTGCAGGACATGAGGATCGATGATGCCTAAAGATAAAGAAAGCCCGTCCGCCTTAGAATATGCTGGCTTTCTTCCGATCTTATCTAAAGCAGACAGGGCCATGTTTGCGAGTATAGAGCAAGACCTCTATGAGCGCGATCAAGAGCAGCGCAAGGTCCAGGTCGAAATAGAAAAGGGTATCGCCAAGCAGAAAGCAGAAGCCGCCAAGCGCTCCGCAGAGAAAAAGAGAATGCGTGCTGGTCGGCTTCCGGCTATTCCAGAATCCAAAAGGCAGCAGAAGGCAGAGCTTCGGCGCTTTAGGATGCGTCGTGAGAAAAGCTCCAGTGAGATGCTTACTGGTCTTGGCCGGGGGATTGATGAAGGGGAAACCAAAGCAAAGGGCTTGACCCAAAGGGGCCGTGAAGCGTTCCTAAAAGACATAAAACACCATAAGAAAATGCTTGCTCAGGGCGATATTACGAAAGAGCAGTTCAACGCGAGAGTCGAAAATGCACTCCAGGAGGGCACAGGGACCAAGACTATAGATGAGGTGCGGCGATCCCGTGATATCGTGCGCCGAACACATCGACAGACACGTACGTCAAGGGGCGTATCGGACCCGCTCGCTACGAAGAAGCCCGGTGAAGTGCTCACAAAGGCTGAGCAGAGAAAAGCCGATAAGCTGAACACGGCAAGACAGAAGAAAGAGACTGCCCGAAAACAAGCGGGAGGTAAGTCAAAAAGAAAATACGAGAAAAAAGGAAAGGGCTTACCCGCCGAGGGCTCCAAGCGCCAACAGAAGAAGGCAGATCCCAGTCGAAAGGGAGGTGCCTCTCCTCTTACAAGAGATTGGGCGATCCGTATTGTTGACACCAGTGACCCAGAAAAAGGCACCAGAGCGCAAGAGCGCATCGACACAAAGAAAGGGTCAGGCTTCTGGAAGAGGATGGGAAAGGAGTTCCCGGAGCTTACCAGGCTAGAGATGGAAACTAAGCTCGATTACCACATGAGATACGGGAACAAGACCAAATCGCTAAGCGTAGCCGAAGCCCGCAAGCATCTGAGAGTATCACTGCAGTTTAAGGCTGCGCCCCACGAGACTGCGTTTGGGTGGGGGCTGGACAAGCTAAAAAGGAAGCGCCCAGGCGGTATTGTCCGCGAGCAGAAAAGGAAAAAAGTAGAAGCCAAGAAAGAGGCCAAAGAAGCAAAGCATAAGAAAAGAGGCGGGCTCTCCAAGGCTAAGGGGTCCAAGCAAACCATTAAGCGACAGGAGGCTGGTTCTACTGGGGCGAAAAAACGGCGCACGTATAGTTCTAAAGCCATGGGGAAGGTCGACACAGAAGCCCCTTCTGAGCGTCCGTTTTCTGGCCGAACGTCGGATCGGCGGGCGATGCTGGACCGGGAAAAAGCGCGCGCAGAGGCGCTCATAAAAAAAGAAGAGAGAGAAGAACTAGCCAAGAAGAAAAAAGACCCTCTCGCAAAGAAGAAGCCAGGCACCGTAGCCAAGTTAGCAAAAGGCAAGAAGCACAAAGAGACAAGGCCCAAGGGTCATCCTGAGTCCAAGACAAGCCAGCGCCGCTCCAAGAGAAGAGCCCACGCCAAAGAGCAGCGCAAGGCCGGTAAGCCCAGAAAGAAACAGGGGCTATCAAAGGCTCAAAGAGCGTTGGAAGAGTCAAAGTATGTGTCCAGGAGTCGTTTCGAGACGCTTGAGATGGACGAGGGCACTAAAAAGAAACCCAAGAAAACCAAGCCGAAAGTCTCTGAGCGATTCCAGCAGATTGCTAAGGACTGGGACGCGCCTGAGCCTAAGAAGAAGAAAGTCACCATCGCTGACGAGATTGCGAGTGTCGCCAAAGAAATGAAACAGCAGCCATGGCAGGCGGCAGATATTGATATCATGACCGAAGTAGACCCGTGGGCAGGAAAGTCAACTTCTGAAAAGGCGAAAGCTAAACGTAAGGCGCGGAAAGTAAGGAAGGGCAAAGGCGTCGAGAAGATGCCTGGCTCAATCGCAAAGAAGGCCGCTAAGCGCCCGAAGAAAGCCAAAGCTAAACAGCAGACCTCCGCTCGTTTTGAAACGCTGGACTGGGGTCCAGAGCCGCAGCCACAATCAAAACCTGCCGTCGCAGAGCGGATACCGGCAGCCAAAAAGCCCAAGCCCAAGGCGAAAGCCAAGAAGCCTAAAGCGGTTATTGACGTAAAGGCCAGGCGCAAGGGCACCGCCCTCACCAAGACCAGGAAGCCCAAGCCCAAGCCCAAGCCATCGAGGGCTTTGAGTATTGCCAAGACCGTTGCTAAGGGTGCGAAGACGCTTGGGAAAATGCTTGTCCCTGGCCCCATAGAGGGCGCGGCTGGTCTTGCGTTCGAGATGGGCGAGAGCATGTCCGAGAGACACAAGAGAAGCGGAAGAAAGACCGCTTTACAAAAGACAAGAGCCATAACGCGCGCTGCCGCAAAGAAAGGAAAGCCGAGGTACGGCTCTTTTGACAGGGCTCTTGAGTCCGACAGGCGGCGGCGGTCAGCACAGCCCGCGCGCTCTAAACAAGGAACCAGGGTCAAAGCGTTTGGCGACTGGTGGGAGTTCTAATGCCAAAAGTAGGAAAAAAGAGTTTCTCATATTCTAAGAAAGGGAAAGCCGCGGCCAAGGCTTATTCCAAGAAAACTGGTAAAAAGGTCAAAAAGAAGAAGGAGTACTGATGCCAAATCGAAAAGCAATGGCTAGGCAGGTAGCAAAGCACACGGCAGCCGGGAAAAAGGGCGCGAAGACGAAGAAGACGCTGAAGGCGAAGCTGTCTCCCAAGAGCGGTCGCCCAGTAACCAAGACGGCAAGAATGAAAGCCGCGATGAAGAAAAAGAGCAAGACAGGGAGAGCCAGGGCTGCCTGGAGAGCGCGGACGAAATCGTAGCATGCCCCGCAAGAAACCACGCAACTACCGGAAAGAGTACGACGAGTACCACGGTAAACCTCTACAGCGGAAGAACCGCGCGGCCAGAAACCGTGCTCGGTATAAGCTGAAGCCAGGACCCGGTAAAGAGGTAGACCATAAGAAACCTCTTTCAAAAGGCGGGACTAATGGTAAGAAGAACCTTCGCGTTGTGTCTAAAGCTGTGAATCGGAGAAAGGGGGCTAAAGTTGCCAAAAGAAAAAGCCGCCGATCCTGACCTTATCGACCTGAAGCGCCGGATTCTTACAGCCATGCGTGCGGGAGATATTGAGGAAGCATCCGATACTTTACTGGAAGTATGGGCGCATCATGGTATCCTTAGGGGTGACATGCAGGCGTTGGACCGTTTCGCTGTCGGCTCTGGGCTTGTTGGAGGGCTGAAGGACAGGAAGCGCATTTCCGGTGTTATGGCTAACCGTATGTCTCGTATTATAGAGAAAGAACAAGAGACAGGAGACGAACCAGACTATGAGTCTCGCCTCTCAAAATAACGCTAAGAAGCGGTACCTGTCTCGCTGCGAGCACGATCTCGAGTTCTTTTTCGAGAACGAGTGCTGGATACGTCCTAAAGATAAAAGCGCCTCTGGGCTGGTACAGCTGTACCCGAACCCAGGGCAGATGATGGTTATAAACAAGGTCAAAGAGATGCAGCGGGCCAGAAAGCCGGTCCGTATCCTTGTTTTGAAAGCGAGGCAGTGGGGGTCGTCCACGATTGTTCAGGCCCTCATTATGCACCGCTCGCGGTTCAGCCCATTCCACGATGCTTTGGTTATTGGTAATCGTGACCAGACTACCAAGAACCTTATGGGTATGAACCGCCGTATGTATGAGAACTTCTCCCCAGCCATACTAGATGGGTGGGACAGGAACATCTCACAAACCGACAGGAACTACGAGTGGGAGAACGGGTCCATTCTCCAAATTGACACAGCCGGTCAGCCTGAAGCGGCTCGCTCATCTACCCGTGATTTCATCCACGGCACAGAGGTCGCTTTCTGGCCGAACGGTGGTTCCGTCTTGGACGCCATGATGCCCGGTGTCCCAGATACCCCAAGCTCCGTTGTGATTCTGGAGAGCACATCAAACGGAGATGCTGGTGTATTTTGGGAGCTTTGGGAAGGCTCCAAAGATGATGACTTCTCTGATTGGGAGCGTATCTTTGTTCCATGGTCTGTCCACCCTGAATATAAAGACACGATTGACCCTGATCTTGATAAGCTCGGAAAGCTCGCTGCCTCTGGTGACACGGATGCGCTAAATGAGATCAAGTGGCTAGGAGAGCAAGAGCGTAAATGGCTACTGGAGGGCACTCTTGATATCGACCAGCTTCATTGGCGAAGAAGGATAATCTCAACCAAGTTCAAAGGGCGTGAAGAGCAGTTCTGTAGGGAGTACCCTCTTGATGAAGAAGAGGCTTTCCGTGCAGCGTCAGGTGGATTCCTTACGGATTACGGTATGGAATACCAGATGAGGTACCAGAACTACCATTATGTAAAGTGTGATATAGATTTTGAGGTTGCCGGTTACGAGGGCATGCCGATGATTATGGTGCCCTATGAGGACCGGCCAGTGCCAGAGGAGGACGAAAACGGATGGATACAGGTACTGGAGCCGCCACAGAAAGGGAACGTATACGTAATGGGCGTAGATCCCTCCGAAGGGACTGGGAACGACTTCGCGGCGTTCGCGGTAAGAACAGAGGGACGCGTAGTATGCATCGGATACAGAAACGACCTGTCAACAGACGTGCTCGCTGAATACCTGTTTTGTGTCGGCAGATGGTATGGTGACGCCACCATAAACGTAGAGAGAGCTGGCGGCGGGCTTGCGGTTATCAACACCCTTCTTAGATTGTATTATCCAAAGCTGTACTCCACTGAAGCGTTTGATGAGTCTGGTGAGTGTACGAATAAGCGCATCGGGTTTGTCCCTAGCTCAGAAAACAAAAAGAGCCTTCTAGCCATGTTTCGCCATTCCTGTAATACCGGGGAGATTACGCTTCAGTTCCCAAGACTTTGCCAAGAGGCCAGATGGGTCAGGCTTGTGCTCAGGGGTAATACCGAGTTTACGCAGCACTACGACTGGGCATGTCCTGGTAAGGGCAGGAAGAGTGTTCACGGAGAAAGGATATCCGATGACCTCTTTACTGCGGCAGCCCTTACAGAGATGATAGCCCGTGATGCGGAATGGATGCAGGTTATTGAGCAGGAGTACGCGAGCGTGGCTCAGCCAGCGAAGATCGCGCTTCACTCTGAGAACAGGCTGGATTTACATAATCCTCTTTTCCGTGAGCCAAATAGTCATATTAGCGGGATAAACCCGTTTATAGGCGAAGACGGAAAGACAGTAGACTATGATCCGTATGAGGTTCACCCGAATCAAGAGCTTGACGGCCAAATGCTGTTACCGTTACCGTAGCAAAATGGAAGTTTTGGCTATATTGTGTTTGTCCCTTGTCGCAGGGCACGTTATTTCTGTATTTGCTATTATGTCTGGAATGAAAAGTGTTATGAAGGATATGAAGGGGATCATTCTCGAAAGAGAGGAAACTCACCGCGCGATTTACGCTCAAGGCCCAGACACATCGACAGACACATACGCTCAAGGCCTTTACGCGATGGAGGAATAGATGCCACAAATTTTGCAATCCAGGGGATTCCAGGGTACTCCAAGAAAAACGCAGGAAGCAAAAGAACCAATGGGCGGTGGTTTTTTAGGAAAACTTTTGACTACCGCGATTCCATTGGGCCTTGGCCTTATTATTGGCGATCTTGTCGGCGGCGGTGGGTTGATGCAATCGCTTGGAGGAATGGCAGGGGCAAGCGCTGGACAGGCCGGGATTGACGAGTACGGAGGCGCGCAGGGAGAAAAATGGGCGCAGCCGACAAACATTCAAGCTGGCGGCCTGGCGCAAGTGCAAGGCCCACCCCCGCAGCAGCCCCAGGCCCAGGCCCAGGCCCAACAGCCCCAGGCGAGTCAACCAGCACAGCAGGGCGCTGGACAAGCTCATGATCCTATGGAGCTGGCGTCTTCTCTTCTTGAGGGGTGGGCTAGATCTGGACGCAAGGCATGATGAAGCTTGAGGGCCAATACAGCCACGATAAGCTTATTGATCTTGTTGAGGACCGCCTTGAGCTTTGCCTTGACTCTAAGTCTGATCGCACCGAAGAAGCCATGGTTGTGCTTATGGCTTATGCTGGCTTCTCTATTGACAAGAGCAGGAGCTTCGCAAACAGTAACCACCAAGAGCAGTTGCCAGACTGGTTTCAAGACAAGGTGGTTCTGAACACGATTCAGCCCATCGCCAGAACCGCAGCAGCCTTGATTACATCTAATAACCCTACTTGGATTGTAGAGCCTGTGGGCGAGACGGCTGCGAAGTACCAGGCAGCTAGAGGTGTCCAGAAGCTCTTAGACTACTTTTATCGTAGTAACCAGATGCCCAAGATTATGGACGACGTTGCCCTCAGGTCTGCACTAACCGGGTATGCGGGCGTTTTTGTGGACTGGGATTCTCAAATAGAGAGAGGTGGGTTCTCGGGAAGCTCTGAAGGCAGGGAGGGCTGGTTCATTGTCGAGCCAGTTGATATCTTCAATCTGCATTTTGAGCCCGGTGTTGGTGGGTTAGATAAAGCTTATTGGTGCATAAAAGAATCCACAATGCACATTGACGAGGCCAGGTTGTATTTTGACAACCCGGATATCGGGTTCGACACAAGCGATGATGATGCGAAAGGAACGGTAAAGCGTCACCTAAAAATCGTTTCTGATGTAGAGTCTGCTGCCGACAAGAGCGATGACAGCGGTCGTGTCCGCGTATTGCATTATTGGCAGAAGCCAGGCGCTAGATACCCCAAAGGCTTAGAGATTATAATAGCTGGAGACAAAATCGTCAGCATAGATGACGAGCTTCTTATGGGGGAGTTTCCGGTTTATATGATGCGGTTTATCAGCGAGCCACATAGAGATTACGGTTCTGGTCTTGGGTCTACGCTGCTACAGTTGCAGCGGGATTTGACAATGACCTGGAACGGGTACAGGGCCAGGAGAGACCAGGAAGTTCGCCCACCATGGATGGTTCCAGTAGGCAGTACCACCAGAGGTATAAACACGTACCCAGGTGCAATCAATGAGATAAACCCGCGAGGAGCCGCGCCGACACCGATCAGGTTCGATCCCATGAGCCAGACGGTTGGCGGCTTTGCGGAGCAGACCATGGGGATGATGGAGTATATAGCCGGTATCAACGATGCTAGTCGAGGAGAAGCCCCTACAAGTAACGCTACCGGGAGGCTTACCGCGTTCTTGGCAGAGCTGGATAACAGAAAGTTGGGACCGACTGTCCGCGGAATGTCAAACATGCTTGCAAAAATAGGCAAGCGCATGGTCAGGCTTTGGCAGAGATACGGATCGGAGACTATAGCTGTGACTGTTTTAGGTCACGGTCACGCTGCTGAGGTTTCTGAAATACGCAGAGAAGACATACTGTGGAACGACATCGATGTTGATGTTGCCAGCCTGATGCCAAGACAGCAGCCGCTCCGACAAGAGACAATCCTGAACCTTGTTCAGATGGGTGTGATAGGCAAAGAGCAAGCGTTAGATGCGCTTGAGTTTGGTGGGTTTGATGAGGCTATGGGCATTCGCTCAACACAAGCCCTTCACGCAAGGGCTCAAAACGAAGAGCTTGCAGATATTGGTATTTTGGAAGAAGATATACCTGTTATCGATGGCGAGGACCATGAGACTCATATCCGTGAGCACGTAAAGTTCTTGACCATGGAATACCCTGGCGTAACAATACGGGAACGCTTCGAGAGACACATTACGGGACATAAAGATTCTATTATGAATAAGCAGATTGAGGAGGCTCAGAGGATGCAGATGGCTCAAGCCGCAGCAGCCCCGCCCCAGGGTGGCCCCCAGGGTGGCCCGCCTGGAGCTGGTGGTATCCCTCCTGATTTTGCTGTAGCTGGAGCCCAAGCTGCCCCTGGCGGAATACCGCCAGAAATGGTAACCATGAAAGAGCCTGGGGTTGACAGAACCACAGAGGCTGATTTAGCATCACGCGCAGGAATATAAAATGCCAGAAGAAATCCAAATGCCACTGCCGGGGACTGAACCGGAACAATCTCTTCAACCGGAGATGACCGAAGCCGGTATGCCTGCGCCGGGAGAGGGTGGGGGAGACCCCGCCATGGGCGGTGGGGATGAGCTTGATTTGGAGGCTCTTCTTTCTGAAATAGACGAACAGGCTCCAATGTCTGAAGCCCCGGCTCCGGCAGCCGCGCCAACAGGACAGCCATCGGAAGAGCGGTTTGCAGATGCTTTAGAAGCGGCCAGAGGCCGTGCGCTGGAACGGGAAGAGTTCCAGTCCATGGATATGACAAGCCAGAGGGTTTCTCAGCTAGAGCAACAGCTCCAGCAGATCCAGAACAGAAACACGGCGCTTGAGCAGGAGCAGAACCGTCAAGGTATTCATAACACAATCAGCGAAGGTATAAAAAGAGAGCTTGGAAGCTTAGGGGTCGATGTTGAGAGCAAGACCGCGAAAGGCATTTCGAGACTGATCACGAACTCAGTTCTTGTTTCAGTAGCGCAAGCCCAAGCGACCAGCGGAAATCCGCATGTCGATCCCGCGTCAATCAACCAAACTGTTAGGTCATATACGAAAGTCGTAAAGGCTGTCGCTAAAGAGATGGCAAACAGGCAGGCTGATTCGGCAAAGCGAGTAAGTTCTTCTGGAGCACAACCGGCACCGTATAAGCTCAACAAAGGCGTTGGGGAACTAACAGAAAAAGAGTTCTCCGATGTTGTTTTAGCAAACCTTCGGGGAATGAAGTAACCCCTGTACATTAGTGGAGATA